TCTGTTCGATTGCTTGCGATCCGAACTAATCATTAGCGACCACTTCATGAGAGGTGGTCGTCTTTTTTACGCCAGCTGAAAGGAGTAAGTTATGGCAGTAGTAGCTTTAGTCGGAACCAAGACCACCGATCTGGTGGCAGCGAAGCAAACCATCATCGACTCCCGTTATCATTACGGAAGAGTCCGATCAACATTTGATATAGTTGAGTGTAATAGTGGTGACACCGATAGAACTGGTGCAACTGCTGGGTCCACTTATCACCTGGCACGGCTTCCTTCGAATGCCGTGATCCTTCCTTCGTCAACGATTTATTTCGATAACATCGGTGGAGGTTCTTCCACACTGGATATTGGAGTTTATGCGGTTAATGGGAATCTCGTGAATGCCGATGATGTCGATGCAATCAATGATGGAATTTCCTGTGCAACCGCAGGATCCGCATCCGTCATTAAAGACTTTGCAACTTCGGCAACAGCCCTTTGGGATTATGTTGCTAATGAAGAAGTTGATCCAGGAGGATTCTTGGATATCAAAGTCGAACTTGCTGATGGTGCAGATACGGATGCAGCAGGATCCATTGCACTGGAACTCTTCTATGTCGTCGATTAATGACGAGCGTAGTTGAGATCTGCAATATAGGCTTGACGAACCTGGGCGACCAGAAGATATCAAGCCTAACTGATAACAACGAACGAGCACGGCTTTGCAATCTCAGGTATTCCGATACCCGAGATGCCGTGCTTCGCTCCTATCCCTGGACATGTGCCGTGACCCGAGCAAAGCTCGCTCAATCGTCAACGAATCCGGTCTGGGGGTTCTCTTACAAATATGCTCTTCCATCCGATTGTCTCCGGGTCTTAGACCTCTATGATTGGGATGATGAGCATTATGTCGAAAACGGTTATATCGTCACCGATTCCGAACAAGCCTGGATCAAATACATCAAAAGGGTCGAGGATCCGAATGAGTTTGATGCACTTGTGATTCATGCAATCGGGTTGAGGCTCGCAATGGAAATTGCAGAGTCTCTCACAGGACGACCGGAGCTTCGCAACAACATGCTTGCAAAATACAATGCCATCTTATCAGAAGCTCGAAGTGCTGACAGTTCTGAGCGTGGCAATGTAAATACGATCTATGCAGATGTTTTCCTCGAAGCAAGGAGATAAATGCCACGGGTTCAAGCCGTCCAAACCTCTTTTGCGGATGGTCAAATATCTCCGAGGATGCAGGGTTATGTTGATCTTCCAAGTTACAAGAATTCTCTAAAAGTCTGCCAGAACTTCGTTCCTCTCCCTCAAGGATCAGTAGCCAGACGACCAGGTTCCTATTTTGTTTCAAAGACTAAGGATAACGCGACCGTTAGGCTCGTCCCTTTCAATTTCGGTCAAGGGCAAAGCTATGTTCTTGAGTTCGGCAATCTATATGTCCGATTCTACAGAACAGATGCTGTTCTCACGACCTCGATCACCAATGGTGACATATCCTCAGTCAACACCTCCACTCAGACGATCACGTTAGGAGGTTCCAGCCATGGACTCTCGACTGGAGATGAAGTCTATCTGACCCTCGGTAGTGGAGCATCGGCACCAGGTGGATTGACGACTTCACAGAGATATTTCATCCATTATGTCTCCGGAGCCGACATTCGGCTTTCCCTGGCAGATAATACTCTTGGATCCGCATACAACATCACATCAACTGGATCTGGAGATAGGATCTTCGTTAAACCGCTGGAGGTAGTGACAACCTATACAACTTCAGACCTGGATGATCTTTACTTTACTCAATCGGCTGATGTGCTCTTCATTGCTTCTCCTGACTTTGCACCACGGGAGTTGAAAAGAACGGCTGATACGACCTGGGTGCTCTCGACAACAGACCTCAAAGACGGTCCTTACATGCCGGTGAATACCGAGGTGACGACAGTGACAGTCGCCAGGAATTCCGATGATGCTCTGATCAAGTCCTTAGTCGATGCTGATGTTTCCGTTAGTGCAAATACGATCACGATCCCGAATCATGGCCTAGTTGATGGCCAAACAGTGGATTTTACAGGGTCCGATCTGCCAAGTGGGATTTCTACATCAACAACCTATTATATTGTCAACGCGACTTTAGACACTTTTAAAGTCTCAACGAGTTATGGAGGGTCTGCTCAAGCAATTGCAGATGTCGGTTCTGGAGTTCGGAAGATCTTCTATCTTGATTACGGCTTCGAACTAGCTGGTGAGATCTCTGGAGCCTCGGCATCAATGACAGATCACTCTTTCACGATGATTGGTCATCCCCTCGTCAACGGTCAGCAAGTCTTCTTCCGTGGTGGTGAAGGAGAACAGGCTGCTCAGTTTGTTGATGGTGATGTGAGCACCAGTGATGACGACATCACGATCAATGGGCATGAATTAGTAAACGGGAATGTTGTCAATCTTTCAAACAGTGGTGGAGGACTTCCAGGAGGGTTGAACGATTCAACGGATTATTATGTCGTCGATAAAACCACTGACAAAATTAAGTTATCAATTAGTAAAGGAGGCACACCCGTAGTTATCTCATCAGCTGCTGGTGGTGGGACTCACACCATCACACTTAGTGGTATTAAAACCATCGCTGCTGGCACGCTGTATTTTATCGTTGCTGCGACGACGAACACCTTCAAGCTCTCTGTCGATAATGGTGGGGATCCGGTTGAGTGGATTGGAACCGCGAGCAAGGATATTAAGTTCTATAAGAAATTCATCCCAAAGAATTCGAAGGTAACTTGCACGTTCTCTTCAACAACCGGGATCAATGAAGGTGATGGTTTCTCAAGCTCCTCTGGTAGTAGTGATGTCGGTCGGCTGCTGCGCTTGAATGTCGAGGTTGCCCCTCAGATCCGCTGGGGATACATCAAGATCGATTCTGTAAGTGACACAACAACAATCATTGGAACCGTCTATGAACACCTGGCTTATGACGGATCTTCGACGGAGTGGTCACTTGGCAGCTTCTCAGAATCTTCAGGATATCCCAGATGTGTCCAGATCTTCCAGCAACGGCTGGTTTTAGCAGGAACAAGCTCTGAACCGCAAACCGTTCACTTTTCCAAGTCTGGAGATTTCGATAATTTTGCAGCCTCAGAACCATTAGGTGTGCAAACCGGGAACTATGATACTTCCGGAGCCTCGATCATGGGAGAACAGATCTATTCGGATAATTCGATCTCACTCATGATCTCGTCAGACACCGTCGATAAGATCGAGTGGATGCAGGAAGGTCGTCGTCTGACTTTAGGAACCAGTGGTGGAATCTTCCAGATGTTTGGAAACCGCGATGATACGACAATCACTCCATTCTCTTTTTCTGTTGAGAAAATCTCGAACTGGCAAGCACACAGCCAAGCCCTGCCAGCGCAGATCGGAAACAACATGGTTTATGTTCAAAAAAACGGAAGGAAGGTCCGGGAGCTCGTCTTCGACCGCGAACAAGATAAGTATTCTGCAAAAGATATCACATTACGGGCCGAAGACATCACTCAAACCGGAGTTACCGGGATGGTCTTCCAGGATCAACCGGCTTCTTTGGTCTGGGCAATCCGAACAGATGGGAAGCTTGTTTCCTGCACTTACAATATTGATCTGAACATGGCCTCCTGGGCAATGCATTCTCTTGGAGGATCTCACACGGATGCAACCTATGGGAACCATGCCAAAGTTGATTCCCTGACAGTGATCCCTCGAGGAACCTATGATCAGCTTTGGATGGTCGTTAAACGTGATGTGGATGAATACTTTACTCAGTTTGCACATACCAGCATTCATGCTGCCAACAACACGATCACGATCAACACCCATAGTCTGGCTGATGGAACAGCAGTCAAGCTGACAACCAGCACGACGATGCCAGCAAACCTCACAAGTGGGACGACCTATTATGTAAGGGATTCTGCAACCAACACCTTCAAACTTGCTGCAACCTCCGGTGGAGATGCTATCGACATCGACCAAGGATCCGGCACACACACACTTTATAAAGTCGATTCCACCCAGATGTTCGTCGAGTACATGGAACAGTTTTATGACGATTCAATGGATCAAGGTCTTGCCCACTATGTAGACTGCGGATCCTATTATTCCGGGTCATCAGCTTCCACGCTCACCAGCCTGGATTACATCGAAGGTGAAGAAGTCAAAGTTCTTGGAAACAATGCAATTCAACCTGACAAAACGATCTTAGCAGGATCGATCACTCCAGAACTTGCAGTGACAACAGCCCGGATCGGCCTGGTTTATAACTCTGATATCCAGACTCTTCCATTGGCAATCGGGGATATCCAGACTTCGACTTCGATTGGAAACAAGAAACGGATCCATCGGATCGTCGTGAAACTCCTGGATTCGATGTCGATTAAATACGGCATGGCTTCCGATGACCTCACAGAAGAAGTCTTCCGCTCAGCCGGGGATGCGATCGGGATTGCGTTATCCTTGTTCACTGGAGACCGCGAGCTCACGATGCCTGGGCTCTACGATACGGAAGGAAAAATCTATCTCCGTCAGGATGCTCCTTATCCGAGCAACATTCTGATGATTGCAATCGACTATGAAACAAATGAGTAAGCTATGAATCCAGGATGGGCAATGTTCGCCTTACAAGCTGGTTCCACTCTTTTTGGAATGCAGCAGCAACAGCAACAATCCAGATTTTCAGAATATCAGCTTCGTCGTCAGGCAGCTGCTCAAAAGGCATTTGCCAACGAGATGTATGGGCTTACAAGCGAGCAAGCAACTGGAGTCAAAGGTCAGGGGGAGCGAACGGCTCGTCAGATCGAGATTCAAGGAAAATATAAGCTCTTTTATATGGAAGATGCTTCGAAGCGGAGAATCGGAGATATGACAGCAAGGATCGGATCATCTGGAGCCGTGATCAACCGTGGATCGGCCCGTAATGCGATTCTCACACAAGGCCGGGCTGATGCTCTCGGAATGAGACTGCAAGCAGCAGAAACCAAACGCATGGCAGCAGAGACCCGTTACAGTTCAGATACTCAAGCCTATTACATGATGAAAACTGCTGGAATCAATCGCAGGAATTACATGGCATCAGCGAGCAACTGGAATCAGCAAGCATCATTCCTGGCAGCATCCAGACCTTATCAAGCAGCGAGTTCACTGCTTTCAGGCTCTTCCAGCATCATCCAGACTCAAATGATGTTCCCGAAAGAAAATCGAATCTGGTCTTAACATGGCAAAACTTCCTTTCCAACAAACTCAGGTTCTTCCTGGAGCCCAGGTCGGAGGCTTTCAGACCTCCGGGATCAGCCCTCCTCCAA